CGCATCCTGCACAATTTACAACACCCTTCCCGACGGCACATACAAGCGGACATTTATCCCTGCTGTGTTCTGGCGGAATGTCAAAGCTGAACAGATACAGAAATATGGAGCTGAAAATGCTTCATCCGTAACTGTGATGATTTTCATTGACGAGCTGCAGGACTATGTACTTGCGGAAAAATTCAAAGGTGACGGCTGGACGGCTGATACCCTGAGCGACACGTACATTGTCAAGGGCGAATGCTCCGATGAAGTCACCGATGATATTGGCGTACTTTACGAAAACAATCGTGAAGTGTACAAGGTCTGCAAGGCAGAGGAAAATTTCTACGGAAGTACATACCTGCAGCACGTTTTGATTGAGGGGAAATGATTATGCTTAAAATCAAAACAAACGATGAGTTACTGCGTGAACGAGGTCTTAATAAGGGCGGTGCGGTGCAGAAGTACATTGACAGCGAAGTTATCCGCTGTATGGATCCGTTTACACCGTTCCGCACGGGCTATCTGAAAAAATCCGCTACTCTCGGAACAACGATTGGGTCGGGGCTTATCAAGTATGCCGCACCTTATGCACGAGAACAGTATTACAACAATGCAGGCAGAGGCACGGAAGGCACAAGGAACGGCGGACAGCGTGGGCGGCTTTGGTTCGAGCGTATGAAAGTCATTCATCTTAGCACTATCCTTGCCGGTGCTGCAAGAATTTCGGGAGGGGATAAAAAATAATGGCAGACAGCATTATTGCAGGAATAAGGGAATATATAAACGGATGCAAAGAACTTTCCGACTTTAAGGTCGGCAAGCGTTTTGTTGACTGGACGGACGATTCCGACAGCAACTACGGCATTATGCCTGACGGAGAAAAACAGCTTCGTAAATTTATCACAGGTGGCGGAAAGTATCAGTATAACTTTACTCTGTACATCAAAAAGCTTGGAAAAAGTGATGCACAGCGTTTAAAGAATGCTGAACTCTTGGAAAAGGTACAGCGTTGGTGCAACGGGAATAATCTTGCAAGAGTTTTTCCCGAAATGCCCACAGGCTGCACTCCCACAAAGATCACCGCCGAAAACGCCATGCTTATTGAGCAGGGCGTAAACAACAATACGTATCAGATACAGTTTACATTACTGTACACGAAAGGAGCAAATTAATTATGAGTTTGTATAAGGTACCCGAAAACATCAACATCGAAGCAACCGCTCAGAGAACGGACATCCTGCACTTTATGGATGTTACGGACGTTGATTCCACAGCAAAGACAGGTGATACGGTTTACTATCAGATGGGTGTAGGCTTCACATCCAATACCGAGTCCCCCTCGGCTCAGACCAAGGAGAGAAAGTACATCAATGAAAAGTCCAGCCGTAAGAACATCACTTCGTATTCCCCCTCGTTCGGCTTCGAGGTGCTTCTTATGTTCAACAATCCTGCTGTCAGAAAAATTTACGACATCTACACACAGCGTAAAACAGGTACAGATGCGGTTATCACAATGGTCACTGTGGACGCATTTGAAACACCGACCGACGGCTATTATCCTGCAAGAAAGGGTAAGTATGCTGTTGAAGTTTCGTCCTGCGATGATGATGACGATATGATCATCAAGGGCAATCTTAACGGTCAGGGCGACGAGGATATGGGATATTTCAATCCCACAACGGGTGAATGGTCTGACGAAGAACCCGAAGCAAGCAGTGAAAAATCAAATGCAGGCAGTGAAGAATCCAGCGTAAGTGAAGATGAATAACGGAGGTAAAATATTATGAAAGCAAATACAACAGGAATCAGAATGTCAAACGGCACGGTAAAATCGGGCGAATTTACTTACAACCGCACATCAAGAGTGCTTAAGGCTTACGGGCAGGAATATGTTATCCCTGTCCGTACCGTTGAATTTGAAGAAAAAATTAAGACGGCAGTAAATGCTGTTTCAAAAACTTCTGCCTCGTCAGATGTTGTGCTTGCAGTCCGTGAAGGTATCGCCCTTTTTATCGGCGCGGAGGAAGTGGAGAGAATTTTTCCCGAGGAAAAACTTATGGATACCGATGTGGACGAAGTTCTCGGATTTTGGTACGCTCTTAACTATGAGCTGAATGCGGCACAGAATGAGTTGCTTGACAAGTACCGCCCTGCACCGAGCGTAAGAAAATGAGCCTTTTTGATGAAGAACTGCCAATGCAGTACGAATATGAGGGTGTAACGTACGAGATGCAGACGGATTTTCGGGAGTGGATACGGTTTGAACTGCTTATGACAGATCCCGATATACTTCCCGATGCAAAACCGCTGTATCTTGCACACCTCATATTCCCTGTCATTCCGCCCGATCCTGCTTTGAGCGATTTCCTCATATGGTTTTATTCTTGCGGACGAAAACCCAACAAGGTCAAGGCAAAATCCGCAGGAAGAAAGAAAACAGCCGCCGTTTACTCGTTCGAGTATGACGACGGCTACATTTATGCGGCATTTTTGGAACAGTACGGCATTGACTTGACGACCGTGCCATATCTGCACTGGTGGAAGTTTAAGGCATTGTTTAAGTCGCTTCATGACTGCAAGATATGCACGATAATGTCTTACCGCTCTGAGGAAATAGACAGCAAGATGTCCGAACGGCGTAAGGCTCAGATAAACGAACTGAAACAGATCTACGCTTTGCCGAAATCACTTTCGGAACAGCAGAAGATTGATGAAGCTAAGCGGATAATGGAACAGTATAAAAAATCACCGCTTTCGTAGGAGAGCGGTGATTTTAGGTTATGATGTAACTTCTGACATATGATCAGACCGTATAATGTACGCACGCAATTTAACATCACCATCATCTGTTTCTTCCATGGTAATGAAATTGTTGCTCCATTCACAGCGATAATAGAAACTTTCTTCGTCTTCTTGAAGATTTTGAGGATTTCCCAACACAGAAACCAAGTTATCTTTTATTGTGTTATATTCGATTATGTATGAGCCTTTATCCACATATTCATTCTGATATTGTGCATACGCACTCATTACCCCTGCATCATCTATATAGATTGAAACGTAAGCGTTATCAATTCCAAAGAAAGTCTGATTTTCATAACCAAGCAGGCATACATCAACACCGTCACTATTCGGTGACGACATTTCATAATCCGGCTCGCCTAATATTTTTTCAACTTCTACTGTACTCATTCCCAAGTCAATAGAGCCGAAGGCGTATGATTTTGTTTTAGTACAAGCTGTAAGTAACAATACAAATGACAGCATAATAATAATGATTTTTTTCATTAAAATTCCCCCTTTTTATGTAAATGTATAAATATTATACACAATTAAGAAGTTTTTGTCAAGATGTTTGAACGGAGGTGAAAAAACATTGGTAGACGGCACATTACAATTTTCAACAGGAATAGATAATTCGGGGTTTACTTCGGGTATAAACGACCTTGCTATAATCGCCGATAATGCAATAGCAAATATTGCTTCGAGTATTGTTACAACCATTTCAGCCGCTGTTGCGGAAATTCCTGCACAGATGGTGGAGATAGGTTCTGCATTTGAAAGTTCGATGTCGCAGGTTGCGGCAACAATGGGCATTACATCGGCTTCGGAAGAATTTGAAGCACTCTCCGAAGCGGCAAAGGAAATGGGCGAAACCACGAAATTCTCCGCTTCACAGGCAGGTGAAGCTTTAAATTACCTTGCCTTGGCTGGTTACGATGCAGAAAAAGCCATAGATGCACTGCCTACGGTGCTTAATGTTGCCGCTGCAGGCGGTATGGAGCTTGCGGATGCTTCGGATATGATCACCGATGCTATGTCAGCTTTGGGGCTTGAAACATCCGAAATGACGACATTTGCGGATCAGCTGGCAGTCACATCTCAGAAGTCGAACACTTCCGTTTCACAGCTTGGAGAAGCTATACTGACGGTTGGCGGTACGGCTAAGACCCTTGAAGGCGGCGTTACCGAAATGAACACGGCTCTCGGTCTGCTTGCCGATAACGGTATCAAGGGTGCAGAGGGCGGTACGGCACTGCGAAATGTTATCCTGTCGCTTTCCGCTCCCACAAGTACGGCATCGGCAGAGCTTAAAAAGCTTGGTGTATCGGCTTTTGACCTTGCAACAGGCGAAATGCGACCCCTTGAAGATACTTTCGCAGACTTGAATGATGCCTTGTCCGAGCTGACGTCTCAGGAACAGACAGAGGCACTCAACAACATTTTTAACAAAACCGACCTTAAATCCGTTAATGCTTTGCTTGGCACATCTGCAGAGCGTTGGGAAGAACTCACAGGGTACATTGACGACTGCGAGGGTGCTGCCGAACAGATGGCGGAAACAATGGATGATAACCTTACGGGCGATTTAACCATTATGAATTCCGCGCTTGAAGGCTTAGGCATTGCGGCATACGAGAAATTTCAACAGCCGCTCAGAACAGCGGTACAGGCTGTTACAGAGGATTTGGGTACACTTACTTCAAGTCTGACGGATGGGGATTTGTCGGATAGTTTTGATACTATTGCGGAGAGTTTCAGTAACCTTGCAAGCACAGCATTAAACTTTGTGAGCAATAATGTCATACCAACTGTTATTTCGGGACTTGAAACTATTATAGACAATGCAGATACTATAAAAACAACAATTTCCCTTATAGCAGCAGAATTTGTGGCAATGAAGGCTGCGGCTGTGCTTACTCCAATTGTGACAGGAATAACAGAAGCAAACAAGGCTTTGACTTTGCTTGCCGCCGAAACGAGTGTAGCAACTTTTCAGCAAGCGGCACTTGCAGGCGGTATGTCAGCAACAGAAGTTGTTGTTGGACTATTTACAGGAAAAATCACTCTTGCAACAGCGGCACAAGCGGCATTCAAGCTTATGACTGAATCAACCACAGTTGCCGTTATTGCTTCAACTGCAGCTCTTGCCGCCTTAGCTGCGGTAACAATAGGTGCTGCTTTAGCATTTAAAAACTATGTTGACAACATGGAAACTGCCGCTGAAACAGACCCATGGCTTGAACAGGCTCAGAAGGACACGGCGGCAATAAAAGAAGAACAACAGGCTATTGAAGATTTGATTTCCGTGCAGGAAGATAAAAATTCCTCCGACGAAGCGGAAATTAACAATATACAGAAATTATGGACTGAATTACAAAACTACGTTGATGAAAACGGAAATGTCATAAGCAGCAATGAACGAGCATCCGAAATAATCGGTACTCTCAACTCGGCTTATGGACTTAATATTGATTATATAGACGGACAAATTCAGGGATACGGCGAACTTGCCACTTCAATGGACGACTATATTGCACAGTTAAGGCTTGAATCCAAGATACGCAACGGGCAGGACGCCTATGACGAAGCAATACAGAAGCAGGAAGAATACAGCAAGAAGCGTGAAGAACTTGAAGAACAGCTTAACACCAAAATTGCGGCTTTTCAAGCTACGGACGATAACGATGTTAAAGGTGTTTTTGCGGTTCAGATAGGTTCTTTGCGTGAACAGATTGCAGCATTGGATGAATCTTCGGCAATGTATCAGGATACAATCGACAACTATGAGGGGCTGTTTGCTACCTCATCAAACAACACCGCAAGTGCCGCTCAGATGTCAATTGAAGAATCCGCATCAAGTTTCCGTGATACGATGTTATCCGCAAGCGAGACTATGACCCTATCCGCCGAAGAAGCCACAGCCGCACTTAAAGAGGGTTTTGCGCAGGCAGAACATGACTATAAAACAGGTGCTATCGCATCCGATGAAGAGCTTATCGCCGAAAAACAGAGACTCTGGGATGAATACGGCGACGAAAGCAATTCCGACCACTGGAAGTACTATGAGGATTTGCTCGACGCCCAGTCCGACTACAATGAACAGGCTCAGAAAGCGGCGGAAGATGCTGCAGAGGAACAGTATAACGCTCCTTTAGATGCTCTTAAGGAAGGGTGGACGAAAGCCGAGCATGAATACGCGATTGGACTTCTCACAGATGAAGAGTACCTTGCCGAAAAGCAGAGACTTTGGGATGAATACGGTGATGAATCACGCTCCGATATGTACTCATACTATGAAGATCTGCTTGACCTGCAGGAAGACTACAACGATAGATCCACACAGGCAGCGGAGGATGAATGGAACAAGATCGAACAGCAAAACAACCTCGGTCTGCTGTCCGATGAAGAGACATACCAAAAAAAGCTTGAATGGATAAAGAAATACTGCCCCGAATATTCCGATGAATGGTACAGCTACTACAAGGACGTGTACGATTATCAGCAGGAGTACGCAAAGAAACAGCTGGATGAATACAAGGACAATCTGAAAGAACAGGTATCCACACTTAAGAGCAGTTTAAGCGAAATTGTATCTGAGTATAAGGAAAAATACAAGGAGATCCAAAGCAATATAGACAGCTTCAAAAGCAAGCTGCTGTCTTTGGGTGATGCTTTTTCTGTTATCGAGAACGAGGACGGTTCAAAAACTCTGAAAGTCAACGATCTGCAGGAACAGATGCAGCAGATGAAGGAGTATACCGCCTACATCAAGAAGCTTAAGGAGCAGGGTGCTTCACAGGCTATGCTTGAAGAGCTTACTTCCATGGATACCGAGGACGGACTGGCGTTTGCAAAAAATCTTGCAAATATGTCCTCCGAGGATTTTGCACAGGTCAATGATTACTACAATCAGCGTGAAAAGCTTGCAGAGGAACTTGCGACCGACCTATATTCATCGGATACGGACGATCTGAATCGACAGCTTGTTGATGATGTTGTAGAGAAGTTCGGTATGCTCCCCGAGGAGATACAGGCAATCGGAGAAAAAACGGTTGCATCATTTATCGCAGGACTTACAAGCGGTGATCTGTCGGATAAGACAAGCGATTTTGTGGATAGTCTTGTATCAACTCTTAATACGGGCATAGACAACATCGAGCTTACCAACACAACCATTGACCTTACAGCAAGTCTTGACGACCTTGCAGACACCGATACCTACAGCATAGGAAAATCCCTCGGTGACGATTTTGCGGACGGCTTTGAAGATGCACTTGCAGACCTGAAATCCAAGCTTGGCGACCTGCAGGCTACGGTTTCGGCGGAACAGTCATCCGTGAGTGCTGAGTATACGGCAGGCAGTTCGGCATCACAGGGCACTTCGGGCACGCAAAGCACCGCAGGCGGAGACAAGGTTGTTGTGGAGAACAAGACGACGGTCAAACTTGAACTGGACGGTGAAAAGCTTGCCGAAAAGGTCATTGAAAAAACCGATACCATAAACAGAAGGAAGGGAAAATAAATGGTTAGGACAATTGTAGGTGATGTAGAGGTTCAGCCTTTTATTACCGATTACAAAATCAGCATTACGCCTGTTTACGGCGACAATAGTTTTACCGATATTAACGGCGTTGAGGTGCAGGACAGGCTTGGGGACAAAACAGAACTGAGTTTGACGCTCGAAGAAGTTCCTCATGCCGTTGCTCTGCAGCTTGCCGTGGCTTTACAGGCGGACAGCATCGAGGTTACATATACCACGCCTGCGCCTGCCGTAAAGATGTTTAAAAAGACATCATATTCGGCGGTGTGCACCGATTCGGATCCTGACGAAACCGACTACGATGTCACCGACGGCATGAAGTGGGAAATATCCCTATCCCTTGAATCGACCGAATACACTGCCGCTGACGGCGACCGCCTTTAGCTGGGAGCTGTACATAGGCGGTGTACCATTTGAGCATTTCGGGGATATATCAATATCCCAATCGGTATCGGGCTATGGTACATCGGGGGTTATCACGTCCACGATGTCTGTTACCACAAACAACCGCACATACGGCGGCAGGATCATCACAGGCAATGATCTGCCCGCAAATGCGGAAGTTGTGCTGACGTGCAATGATGAACATTACAAACCGCCGAAGTTTTTTGTTACAAGCCGCACGGTTGACGGCAGCATTACCAAATGGACTTGCTGCGACATAATGTCCAAAGCAGAAAAACAGCTGCATTTTTTTGACAGCGATTTTACCAATGATGATACGATAACCATAGGCAGTGTGCTGAAAGTCATCCAAAATCAATGTGAATTTGAAAATCTGAACGGCAGCGGTCTGGATCAGATAACAGACAACGAGATGGAGAAAAGTGCCTGCGATAATATTACGGCAAGAAGCGTACTGGAAGCAGTATCCGAAGCACTGTGCGGATACTGGTTTGCGGTCGAAAACGGAATTAAATTTGTTTCATTCGGCACGGATCAGTTCAGTGGATATGTGTTTGCTTTTTCCGAGATCAGTTACGGGTGCAAACGCACTTTTTCCCGCGTGATCTGCACTGACGGTGCGGATGTATATACGTCAGGCAGCGGTGAAAATGCAAATACGCTCGTTTGCAGCTCTGACTATGCAACCCAGAAACTGACGGATGTTATACTCGGAAATTTGCTGTACGATCGCACGATGTACAGCTACCGCGCATGGAGCTGCAAAGGCAAGGCGGATTACTGGCTGTATCTTGGTGATATGTCGTTTATGGCATCGACAACAAATGTGTATGATGAGCTTGTCTGCAACAACATAACCTTGTACCCGTCCCCTTCGGGACTGTTTTTTGCGGCATCACGAAATAATGTATCGGAAGACGAGGCAGACTATATGTCCGAAGTCAGGCGCCAGCTTGAACGTAAAGTCGAACTGGATAAAATAAACGGTAATGCGGCACTGAGCAAAAAAGGGCTGTATTTTTTCGAAAACGGATACAAGACCAAGACCGCCGAAGAAAAGAAGGATGCAAAGTACGGTTTTACCGTTGATAAGGGTGTTACGGAGTATGACGGCGCTATGGTTTCCAAGGTGACACCGTCCTCGGCGGAAATAAACGATGATGGCACGGAAGCCACTGTAAGCTATGAGGGCAAAAAGTACAAGTATAGCATCGAGTATGATGACAATGGGAATATAAAGGGATTTGCCAAAGAAGAAGTAAAGGAGGAAAGTACATGAGTTTTGATGATGGGCTTGTGACGGGGCTTTTACTGGGACGGAAGCTTGGGGGTGGAGGCTCGGAGGGAGGTGATGACGGAACCGACGAAGAATGGACATACCCCTCGGACTGGCTGCCGCTTCCCGAACCGGGGGCATATGAGATTTGTTTGCTTGTGAATGTGGTTAATTTAACGTCCCCGGCGATAACTATACGTGTATCACGCCCGGAGGATTTTAATACTGGTTGTGGCACACTTGCGGCAGACTGGGGAGATGGCAGTACGTTCTTGGCAACCGATGACGACCACTGGGTTCAAGCCGCCCACAAATACGAAAGTATTGGACAATACGTTGCACGCATTTCCTGCACGGACCAAAGTTGTTTTTTCCAAGCCATTAGCGTCAACGAGTCATATGTTCAAGTGCTTGCCGCCAAACTCGGAGATGAAATAATTTTAAACGCTGACAGGATAAGCGGCAACACAAACTCAAGTATAGCACCTTTTGCGGCTAAAAGATGCTTACAGTATGTTAAATGGAAAGGAAAAGAAGGACTTCCGCGGCAAGGGTGCTTCTATGCTTGCACAAATTTAAGGGAAGTGGACATTGACGGACCTCTGAAAGAAATTCCTGCCAACTCATTTTTATCCTGTTACAATCTAAAAAACGCGAATTTTCCTGAATGTACATCAGTTGGTGATTATGCTTTTCAGTATTGTCACCATCTAAAAAACGTAGATTTACCTGTATGTACATCAGTAGGAAATGGTGCGTTTGTCCAGTGTTACAATTTGAAAGAAATAAATCTTCCCGAGTGCACATCGGTGGGCGATACTGCACTTTACTATTGTTACAATTTAAAAAAGATAGATTTACCTGTATGCACATCGTTGGGGGCTTCTGCGCTAAGCCAATGTTACCACCTAAAAAACGTAGATTTACCTGTATGCACATCAGTAGGAAATAGTGCGTTTTATAATTGCATGGACCTAAGGGAAATAAATATTCCTGAGTGCACGTCGTTAGGGAGTTATGCTTTCGGATATTGTTACAATCTGAAAGAATTAGATTTACCTGTATGCACATCAGTTGGGGACAACGCTTTTTGCGGGTGTTACAATCTTAGAAAAGCGACTTTCGCAGAAAATTGTACATACGGAACCAAAGCATTTTATAACTGCTACAGCCTGAACCCTCGCCCAGATGGGTCAACAGCTTAATAAGATAGGAGGTCATTTTATGATCAATTCAAACGTAACAACCCCCGTGCTCACAGCTGACACGCCTGTAACGCTGACGTTTTCGGGGGCATACCCGTACTACTGGGTAAACAACCTGTCCGACAACACCGTGTACGCATCACTGGATGATGTGCCCGTTCCCGGTGCTGATGGGACGTATACCATACCTTCGGGTGCTCAGCAGAGGATCGCGGCGAACATATCCTTTGCAGACGGCAAGGCTTGCGGAAAAATCTCTCTGCTTGGTAAGGGTACGGTGCAAATCGTTGCCGCTCTCATAGCCGACTGCCCTTTTAAGGTGAAACGGAAAGGGGGTGAAGGCGGCAGTGAACTGACAGGGAATTTAGAATATACTGCATATGTGAACGAGCCCATTTTGGGAGCCATTGATGAAATCAAGGAGGTCTGAATATGGCATACACATTTAACAAATACTACCCTACCGAACTTGTTACAGACAGAACGGCCGCGAATATTTACGCCGCCTACAAAGAGTTTGTGCAGGGAAACGAAATTTTACAGCGGCGTTTTGATGTTACCTATGATGATGAGGGGTTCCTCATCACCTTGACACCCAAAGAAGCCACTATACGAAGCAAGCCATTTTGCATACTTGTTAAGGATGCGTCGTCATCAAGCACAACAAAAATATACGTATGCGGTTACTGTACAGCATTGGGATCAAAATACAGCACAGCTTCATCGGCCGCACGCTGCTATATTGACGCAATAGCAACTAATATCTGCGTATATATAATGGAGACCGACACATTTTTCGGGATCAACGTGGGTGACGGTTATATAGACGATGGAGAGATGCAGTACGCGATTGCATCGGGCGGCAGATACTTTGATGGCGGAAAGGCAAATGCTGCCGTTTTCAATTATTATTATTACTATGCCAATAATTCTACTAAACGTTTTTGCCGTGCGTTTGACAATTCTGATAGTTACCTTGAACTCACCAATGCAGCTAACAGAAGAGTTTGCACCGCCGCATCCGATGCGGTTTACCTCACAAGGTACATTGACGGTGGCAGCAATGCAAATATAATTTTTGACGATATTTATAACATAGAGGGCGGCACATCGCTCCCCGCGTGTGCGTCCGTGTTTAGGATCGGTAACGATGAGTTTATACGGGTGTTTTCTAATATTTGCGTTAAAGTGACGTGATTGGAATTGGAGGAATGAGAAAATGAATCAGACATACGCAAAAGCCGCGTTCATAACCGTATTTTCGTTTTTGTCGTCACGTATGGGAATTTTATGCGTACCCATGCTCATTTTAGTGTGCTGTAACATCATCGACTACGGCACAGGACTTTGTGCAGCAAAATACCGCTCAGAGAAAGTCAACAGCTACAAGTCAATCCGCGGCATAACGAAAAAGGTTTGTATGTGGCTGCTTGTCGGTGTGGGTGCTATGATAGACTGGCTGCTTGATTTTGCGGCGGAGCAAGCGGGAATCAGTGTAAAACTGCAGTTTGTTGTGGCATCCGTTGTTGCTGTGTGGCTAATCGCCAACGAGATCATAAGCATCTTAGAAAATATGACTGACATCGGCGTAGATTTGCCGCCTTTTCTGATGAAAATTGCCTGCAACATCAAGTCTCAGGCAGAGAAAAAAGCCGATACCATGGAGGATGATAACGATGGCAACACTGACAGCTGATAAAACCTACACGATAAACGGTGTGACGGTAAAAGACTACCTGCTGACGGAACACAATCCCAACAGCATAAGCCTGCCGTCAAAACGCATGGGAACGCTCGCAGGTGTGACTATCCACAACACAGACACTATCAAGGTAAGCGGTACGACGATGTCGGAACAGTACACCCGTGCAACGGTAAACGGCAACATGGACACGGTCAGGGTACACTACTATGTTGACGGCACGGAAGCGTGGCATAATCTTCCCGACACCTGGCAGAGTTGGCACGCAGGTCAGAAAGGCAAGGCGGATGCAAACGGTTCGGCAGTGGGTAATCAGCAGACTATCAGCATTGAGTGCATAATGGGCGGTACAACAGGGTATGAAGCGGCGGAAGACAATGCGGCACGTCTTGCGGCGTATCTCCTGCAGACAAACGGTCTGACGATTGACAATCTGTACACACACAATTACTGGTGCAACGTCCGCAACGGCAAGACAGGCACGGTGGACGAACTCAACTTGCTTAACGATGGCTACAAGGGCTGTCCTGTATACATACGCCCCCACTGGGCGGAGTTCAAGGCTAAGGTGCAGGAGTATATGACGGCTCTTTCCGCCGCTTCCACAGCTGAAAGTCAGAAGTACTATGTGCAGGTCGGGGCGTTTGCGAGTAAGGCTAATGCGGAGGCTTATCTCGCTAAGGTAAAGTCGGATTATCCTAATGCGTTTATCAAGGTGATGTAAAAAAACCCACTCTGAGATTGTTCTCGGGGTGGGGTTATTTTTAATTTTTGTCGTAGTAGTGTCGTAGTAAGCTATTTTCAGCCCGAATTACCAATTTTGGAAGAAAAAGAAAAATCCCTCAAACGACGTAGCTAAGGGATTTTTCGCATCTGGTGCGGGCGACAGGACTTGAACCTGCACATCGTAGACACCAGATCCTAAGTCTGGCGCGTCTGCCAATTCCGCCACGCCCGCGTTGCACTACTTATAATACCACAAATTCTTGCGAATGTCAACAGCAGATCAAAAAAATCTCCGAAAGGCAAACCAATCGGAGATTAATACTATTATAAATATAATAAACTTACTTTGAATAAGGACTGTCAAAATTTTTCTCGGCATATTCCACTGCCTGCTCAAGGGTCATTCCCGTAAAATGCGGTGCATTAAGGTATCTGCCCGATTTTTTATCATCGACAAACGCACCTACAGCAATTCCGGGTATCGCACTTTCGGGAGCGTTGGGAGCATTGGGACCGCCAAGATCCGTCCTGCACCAACCGGGGTCTGTAAGATTTATCATAACATTAGTGCCCTCGACCGTGGAACCGAGATCTATCGTGATCTTGTCAAGAGCTGCCTTGCTTGCGGAATAACCTGCCTGCTGAGGTTCGAGACGAATGCCGCTCGTGGTGTTGACAATACGTCCGAAACCGCGTTCGATCATCTTCGGCATAAAATGATAGCAGATCATCGCAGGCGCAATGGTATTTATCTTGAAACTTTCGGTGTAATCGGACACAGGCGTTGCGAAATAGTCCGTCCTGTAAGCGATCTGAATGCCCGCATTGTTCAGAACAATGTCAACCTGCGTACCCTTTGCATCAATTTCATCAAGCATTGCCTTTACCGCATCAAGGTCGGAAAGTTCCGCCGAGACCGTGTACGCATCCACGCCCAAAGCCTTGACCCTTGCAAGAATTTCCTCAGCGTGCTCGGGTTTTCTGCTGTGGAGAACAAGATTGCAGCCCTGTGAAGCCATAAACTCGGCAGTAAGACGGCCTATTCCCCTGCTTGCGCCCGTGATAAGCGCCCATTTTCCTTTAACATTTACCATAATTTTACCTCCGAAACTATTACTTCGACAATTATATCATAGATCCGCACAAAAAGCAAGCCCCGCTCAATCGGTCCATCACCGTGAGCGGGACTTTAAATCGCATCGTCATTCGACAAATTTTCGTCAAATTTCCAAGGAAACACTTGACAGAAACAAACTAATGTGTTACAATAAAAAACAGGCAGAGCGTACCACAAACGGTAGG